TGACTAAAGTAAAACTTATTCGACTTCTTGACATAGACAACGACTGCGATATTGTGCCTGTTTCGGCTAACCTAAACCAAACGCTTAATTGGGAAACTAGCGAGGGAGATCCTGCAACTATAACAGAAGAATGTTGTCGTCGATTGGGTTACTATTGGAATCCAACAAAGGAGAATTGTTTCGCTGTTCAAAACATCGGTACTCGTTCTTTCATCACACAACAAGCGCCTTCGTTAGCACCTACTCGATTTGGTGCGCCTGTGACGTTTAGCGCAGGTGTTTCGCAGCCAGTCAAGACGATAACAACTAACTACGTTTTAACCAATTTTGACCGTGTGTTGTTTATCAATACAAAAGATAATGATATAACGGTTTATTTACCTTCCGCAACAGCAACAACGGGTCGTGAGTTTGTCCTTCAAACAACGAGTTCTTTGAATAGAGCGACTATACAAGCCTACACAGGTGAAACAGTAGACGGTTCGTCGAGCATAATAGTAAGCGGTGCAGGAACAACAACAACAATAATTAGCAATGGAACAAATTTTAGGTCAATCTCTGCAAAGTAAAGCGCACGAAATGGTAGCGTGTTTAGAGTTCATTAAGTTGAACATTAAGACCGACGGAGAGAGTGGGAAAATGGCTAACGGAAAGCGTAAGCTAAAATTGTGGAAACACTACACTTGGAAAACAACGCGCATTTCGTTAAATATAGCGTTCTGGATATTTATCTTATATACAATCTTTTTCTAAATGGCGAATACAATAGATTTTAATGTAGGCACGAACGCAACGCAGGTACTTAATCAGACGGCAGACGCGGCAAAAAATGCAGCGAAAGGTTTTACTTCTGCGAAAGCGGAGTTACGCGCACTCACGCAACAGTTGTTGCAAATGGATTCTTCGAGTGAAGAGTTCAAGAAAGCGTCTGCTCGTGCTGCTGAATTAAAAGACAATATCGGAGACCTTTCCGCTGAGATTAACGCCAACGCAGGTAACGCTTTCGAAGGTATTTCGAATAACGTTGGTTTGTTTGGTTCGCGATTAATGGACTTGGACTTGAAAGGAGCAGGACAAGCGTTGAGTGGAATGGGTGCGGCTGTTAGTCGAATTGATTTTAAGACACTTAAAGATGAGGTTGGCGGTCTTGCAAAAGGTTTAAAAGATTTAGGTCTTGCTGTTGTATCTAACCCTTTCTTTTTGGCTGTTGGTGTGTTGGCTGCAATTGCTTACAATTTTGAAGAAATTTCTAAGTGGGCAACGCAAGCATCTTTAAGCGAACAAGCGTTAGCAGAAGCAACGACTGACTTAAATAAAGCAACAGAACAAGAACTTCTTAAAGGTGCTGAAAAAATAACGCAAATTGAAGTCTTGACGAATAGAGTTAAGGACAACAATTTAACAGAAAAAGAAAGAAGACAAGCGTTGAAAGATTTAGAGACAATGTACCCTGCGTACTTTTCAAATCTTAACGGAGACATCAACGACACGGAAGCGTTAAATGCGGCAAAAGAAAAGTTAATTGCAAATATCAAGTCGGAAGCAAAGGCAAACGCTGCAAAGTCTTTGCTCGAAGCAGAATACGCTAAAAAGTTGGCGTTAGAAACAGAGATTAACAGTAAGAAAGGTCAATTTTCACAGGAACAATTAAACGAAGCTTTACAAGACGCAAGGGACAACCAACAAACGTTCTTCAAAGAAGCAAACCAAAACTTATCGGACTGGGCAAACGGAACGGAAGGTATTGGAAAAGCTCAACTCGATCTCGAACAAAGCATGACTAGAATTGCTTATCTTGAACAAGAGGCAACAGCGGCTGTTTTGGCTAACGTACAAACCGAAGTAAAAGCTATTCACGAAAAAACAAAAGCTGCAAATAGCGCGGCTGAAAGTGAAAGAGAAAAGAAAAAAGCGGAACGTGAAAAGGAAAAAAATGACTATGAAAAATCGCAACAAGAAATTAGCGATATTTTTGAAAAGTGGGAAGAAGAAGCAGACCAAGCGGAAATAGAACGTCGCAAAAAATTAGATGCCGAAATGATGGCAGAAGATGATCGCATGGCGTCTATTGGAATTCAAGATTTAATAGAAAGACAAAAGAAAAAAGAAGAAGCGTTGCTTGTAACTCAAATGCAAATAAACGCTAATTTAACATCTTTACAAGCGGAACAATCTCAAAAAGAAATTGAACAATTAAGACAAGCGGAAGACGCAAAAGCACAACTTCGCGTCAATGCAATGAAGACTTCATTGTCAATTATTAGCGACTTGGCAGAAGCATTTGCAGGAGATAGCGAAAGACAACAAAGAAAAGCGTTTCAAATACAAAAGGGTGTTAGTATCGCAACGGCTACAATAGACACATATCTTGCAGCACAAGGAGCATACGCTTCACAAATGAGTATTAAGACTCCAGACGCACCTGTTCGCGCAGCGGTAGCGGCAGGTATTGCAATTGCTCAAGGTCTTGCGCGTGTTGCTGTTATCAGCAAACAACAATTTCAAGGTGGTGGTACAAGCGGTGCAAGTGGTGGCGGTGGTAGTGTTCCTTCTGCAAATGGCGGAACAACAGCACCTTCACCTGCCAACTTCGCCTTCCTACAAAACCAACCTCAACAACAAGCACCACTTCAAGCATACGTTGTAAGTACGCAAGTGAGCAGCAATTTAGAAGCACAACAATTAATCAATAACCAAGCGCGTCTTGGTGGCTAAAAAATAAACACATGAACAAAAAAATTAAAGTAATTGAGTATGGCATCGACGACGCAGGTTTACTCGGAGTGTATGCAATTTCAGTTGTCGAAGAACCTGCAATAGGTGTCGATTTCGTCGCCTTATCAGAACAACACAACGTGAAGTTCAAAGAAGATTTTAGAGGTCTTTTATACGGCGCTTTGCTTATTCCCGACCAACTGATATACAGACGCAACGACGAAACAAACGAGGAGTATTACGTTAAGTATTCGAAAGAAACTATTCGCGCTATCGCTTACAACTACTTAAAACAAGCAAACCAAAACAACGCAACGGTTGAACACGCGAAAGTGGTTGACGGTGTTTCGTTGGTTGAGACTTGGATCATTGAAGGCGAGAACGACAAGTCAAAGAACTTTGGCTTTTCACTTCCAGAAGGTACTTGGTTCGGTTGTATGAAAGTAGAAAACGAAGAAGTAAAGAAGCAAATACAAAACAAAGAGGTGCTTGGGTTTTCAATCGAAGGAAACTTCATTGCTGAGAAAGAAATGTATATGCACTCACACGACGAATTTGCAGCCATTCTTGAAGAATTAAACGACTTATTGAAGTTAGCGTCAGAAGAAGAAATTGCTGCACGTTACGACGACTACATGAGCGCGGTGAATATGACGTTCTCCGAACTACAAGCGTGGTCAGAAACGGAATGTTCAACGTTAGCTTCACTTGACCGCTCACCAATAGAGCGAAACCTTGAACTTCTTTCAACGAACAAAGACGCGTGGACGAATAAGCACTTCGAAGATGCAGGAAAGACCATTGCGTTCATTAATCGAATGAGAGAAAATACAGCGGGTGACTTATTGACCGATAGCAACGGGAACGACTGTGGAAGTAAGCGCACTATTTCGCTCAAGAACTGGGCTTACGATCCAAACAAATAAGATGAATATCGAAGCAGGGGGTTTCTTAAAGTTGGAACTATTCAACGACGATGCAAACCTGTTTCTCAACGCGCTCACGAAGATTACTAACGAGGGCGGCAAGATGGGTTTTAAGACGTATGGGTTGAGTGAAGACGAGATGAAGACGTTAAACGCAATACTTGATTCATTAGGATAAAAAAAACGGGGGTAATCACTCCCCCGTTCAAACCTAAAATCAAAAATCAACTAATGAAAAGTCGAATTGTGAAACAAATCTACACACTTTTCTATTTAGGAACTAAATATTTAATTAAACATATTATGAACTTACGCGAAAAAGTAAACGCTCTTTTTGCTAAACACAATGTTAGCCTATCAGCCGAAGAGGTTGTTGAGGTAAAACAAATGGTTGAGGCAATCTTAGAGGACGGAACAAGCATCTACACAGATAGCGACGCTTGGGCTGCTGGTGTTCGTGTATTCACCAAAGACGCAGAAGGCAACGAGGTTGCTGTTATGGACGGAGAATACAAGACCGCTGAATCAGTTGTTGTTGTTGTTGCTGACGGTGTTGTAACCGAAATCAAACCAATGGAAGAAGAAAAGCCAGAGGTTGAAGTTGTAATCGAAGAAGAACAAGCGACAGAGGTTGTTGCTGAAGAAACATTCAACGCAGAAGTTGAAGGTCTTTTGTCTTTGGTTGCAAAGTTAGAAAGCGAACTTTCTGAATTAAAGAAAGCAAACGCAGAACTTTCTTCAAACGTTGAGAAATTGAGCGCACAACCTGCGGTTCAATCTATCAAAGAAGTTAAACAAGCGAAGCAAACACCTGCTAAATCTTACAACAAGATGAGCGCAGAAGAACGCTTCTTATTTCATCTTAAAAAATAATAAAAAAACAAACAATAAAAAATGGCTACTACCACTTCATTAACCACTACCTATGCAGGTCGTGAAGCAGCAGGATACATCCGCGCTGCGTTCTTAAGTAACGAGTCTCTTTCAGCAGTTACTTTCAAAGAAAACATTGAGTACAAACAAGTTGTTCGTCGCTTAGTTGACAACATTACTTTCGCAAACGCGACTTGTGACTTCACACCAACTGGAACAGTTACTTTAACTGAAAGAATCTTGACTTTGGAGAAATTCCAAGTTCACAGACAACTTTGCAAAAAAGATTTCTTGGCTGATTGGGAAGCTAAATCTGAACAAGACGGTTTCCTTCACGCTTCATTAACCGACGCTTTAATTGCTAACGTTTTAGCAGGAGTTGCTGCAAACAACGAGCGTTTGATTTGGCAAGGTGTTAACGCAACAGCAGGTGAGTACGCAGGTTTCGAAACATTGTTCTTGGCTGACGCTGCTGTTCTTGACGTTGCTTCTCCAGAGGCTATCACTTCTGCAAACGTAATCGAAGAAATGGCTCGTTTGGTTTTAACACTTCCAACACGCGTTCGTCGTGCAACTGAAAAGCCTGTTATCGCAGTTAGTTCAAACGTTGCTGAAGCGTTCAGAACTGCAATCTTAGGTCTTGGTGGTGGAAGCTACCTTTATCAAGGTGAGACTGTGAAGATGACTTGGCAGGGTCAGTACGACATCATCGAATGTCCTGGTATGTCTGACGACACAATGGCTATGTACCAAAAGTCGAACTTGTGGTTCGGTACTAACTTGTTAGACCAATGGAACAACGTAGCTGTTTTGGATATGTACCAATATGACTTGTCTGACAACGTACGTTTCGCAGCTTCTTTCTTCGCAGGTGTTCAGTACGGCTTCGGTGACGAAATCGCATTCTACCAATACTCTGCATAATCTCAACCATTCTAACCCTTGCACAAGAGGTGGTGGCATAAAAACCACCCCTCTTTTGTGCTAATAAAAAACTAATAATATGGCATGTGAATTATCAGCAGGATTTACCCTCGATTGTAAAGACGGAATCGGTGGGATTAAAAAAATCATTCTTTGTGATGCTGTAACATCGTTTACTTTCAATATGAACGAAATAGTTACTGCTATTACTGGACCTTCAGAAGGTGATTTGTACACTTACGAATTACCAACGCAAACAGGTTCTTTCGAAGAGACAATCAACTTCAACCGCGACAACGGAACAGTATTTTATACTCAAACCGTTAACGTGATGTTACACAAACTTTCACCTGTCAAGCGTCGTGAATTGCAAACAGTTGCACAGGCTCGTCCTGTTGTTTTCATTTTAGATTCAAACGACAATTGGTGGGCTGTTGGTTATGAGTACGGAGTAGACCTTTCTACTTCTACTGCGGCAACTGGAGCAACTTTGGGTGATATGAACGGTTATACTTTGGCATTCGTTCACGAAACTCCAAAAAGAGCTTATTATTTAGACGCAGCACCTGCCGATCTATTGTAATAACAAAAAACTTTTACACATAGAGGGGCAACGCGTCCCTCTGTGCTGTAATTTCAACGAACAAATAAAAAGATAGAATGGTTTATTTGAATACAAATACTGCGAATCAAGACGCGTGGCTTTCACTCGATGAAGGTCGTCAGTATTTCAACGTTGCGTTCACAAATTACCTTCTTATTTTAACTTACGAAATGACAGGCGAACAACTCGCACAAGTCGTTACCGTAATAACAGAGAACGAACGTGTCACAAAGATTCGTTTAACAACAGTTGGACTAACTGACGCGGGAAAATACAAGTACCAAGTGTACGGACAAAACAGCGCGGTGAATTTAGACCCAACAGATGCTTCCGTAGTTGGTTTGGTTGAACGTGGTTCAATGATACTATCAAACGGAACAATTTACTTTGACGTTTCAACACCGACAATTCCTGTCGATGTAATATATACAGGCGCATAATGAGCAACATTCAGCAAATAGCATTAAGTCGTTACATACCTACCGAAGCAATCGAAAAAGAAAATCGTGGCGGTTGGATTGATTACGGAAATGACAATCTTTACAGCCAATACTTAATTAACCTATACTACAATTCACCAATTCACAACGCGCTAACAAATAGTATCGCGTTTATGATTGAGGGACAAGGAACGGGGACTATTTTAGATAGTGCTTTGCAAGGTATTTCTTTCGACTTAAAATTGCAGGGTGCGTTTGTTGCTGAGGTTATTTGGTCAATGGACTTTACACGCGTGGTGAAGATTAACCACTTGCCTTTTGAAAATTGTCGTTTGGCTTACGACAAAGAAGAAGAAGAAATTACGGGTGTTTGGTATTCGAAGGACTGGAGAAATTCAAGAAGCAAGAAAGGTAAACCCGAATTTATTCCTGCGTTCAATCCTTCAATGGCGCAAGAACAACCGCGTCAAGTGATTTACGCTCACGGAATGATGGCGGGAAGTTCATACTATCCAAAGCCCGACTATTTCGGTGCGTTGAACTACATTGAACTTTCTCATCAAATGGGAATGTACCACGTCAACAACATTTTGAACGGATTATTTCCTTCTTTCATTATAAACTTCTTAAACGGCATTCCGCAAAAAGAAGAACGTGAAGCTATTCGTCGCGAGTGGGAAGAAAGATTGAGCGGAGCGAGTAACGCGGGTAAGTTCTTAATGACTTTCAACGAAGATCCAACACGCACTCCCGAAATTAAAGACTTCCCTCTTTCAGATGCAGACAAACAATATCAGTTTTTAAGCGAAGAAACAGCGAAGCAAATTATGGTCGGACACCGCGTTGTTTCACCTCTTATTCACGGAATTAGAGAATCTAACGGCTTCGGAAGTAACAAAGACGAAATGTTGGTTGGTATGGAGATATTCAACAACCAAGTTGTCAAGCCATATCAACGTATAATCGAAGACGTGTTCACACCAATTTTAGGCAACGTTGAAATAAAAATGAATAGTGTATTCGATGAAGCAATTGTAATCGATTCTACGTCACCTATTGAAGTAATAGACACACCTTCAACAACTGACCCTAACGCGGTAGCTGAAAAGGTTTCAGACGTAACTTATAACGGAGCGCAAATTGCTTCCGCTTTAGAGATTGTAGCAAGTGTTAGCGCAGGTACGTTGACACAAGAACAAGCGATTGTATTCTTAGTTCAATTCTTGGGTCTCGATGTGGACGTTGCGAAGTCTATGTTTCAAACAGGCGGTGACGCGGTGGCTAAATTGTCCGCTCAAAAAAAAAAAGTTGTAACGAAGAAGGCGAAGTCTGCGGATGTTAAGATAAGCAAGGAACAAAGCGACGCGTGGTTAGCGCACTTACGCGAAAAAGCGGAGTATTTGAACGAGGACGAATGGCAATTGCTTTCGGATGAAGAAGTAACTAACCCAGACGACGAAGAAAAGTTCCGTTCTGAATTTATGAGCGTTCGCGGTTACGCAAAACCCAACGAAAAGAGCGAAGAAAAGGATACAGGCTTGTATAAAGTTCGTTACTATTACTCAAAAAATTACACTTGGAAAGAAGGTGAAATGGTAACGCGCGATTTTTGTCAAGAAATGGTCGCGCTTTCTAAAATGGGAGCGTTGTTCCGTTACGAAGACATTATCGAAATGGGAGGCGACGGAGTAAATGGGCAATTCGCACCTTCTGGAAGTAGCACCTACTCAATTTGGACGTATAAAGGTGGTGTTTATTGCCGCCACGCGTGGTTCAGAAAGGTATTTTTCCGCAAAAGAAAAGACGGTAAGTTCTTACCTAACGACGGATTGAAAAACGACACCGTTGTAACAGGAAAAGTAGCGAACGAATTGTTCCCAAAAGGCGAAGAAGCGGTACGTCCTAACGATATGCCAAACAGAGCATCACTAAAATATAAATAAACATTACAATGGCACTACAACCCGAAGTTCTTTTAATAGACGAAAACTACATAAAAAAATACAGTTGGATTAATGGCTCAGTTGACCCCCTTTTGATGTACCCTGCTATCTATTTAGCGCAAGACGAATACGCTCAGTTATATTTGGGAACTGACCTTTACAACAAGATTAAAGAAGACGTTGTAAACGACGACATCGCAGGTGCATACGAGGAACTTTTAGACACTTACTTACGTCGAATGATTATGTGGTGGTCGTTGTACGAAATGCTTCCTCATTTGTACGTTAAAACCGACAACGGAAGTTTAGTAATTCGCACAAGCGAAGACACTACACCTATCACACAAACCGACTTGCAAAACTACCGCGATCAATCGCGTTCTAAAGCAATGTTTTACACGCAAAGAATGGTTGACTTTTTGTGTTTTAATCAATCAGACTTCCCAGAGTACACGACGAACGAAACTCAACAGATATGGTCGCAAACAAATGTGTATCCGTCAAATGCTTTTGAGATTAGCGACGGACGCGATAGAAAGTCTTATACTTACAGAAGACAAGGTCTTGGTTGGATTAGATAACGAACACAAAAACAAATGGCGAAAGCAGGGCGCAAAAAAGATATGGTTAAGCAGAAGGTTTACGAAGAAAAATTTCGTCGCTACCTTTTGAAAAAAGAGAAACAAATTAAACGACTTGTAAATGAAAGTTAATGCGTACGGTTACGCTTTGTTAAAGCGTTTTGAAGGTTGTCGATTGAAGGCTTATTTGTGTCCTGCAAACGTGTGGACTATCGGGTATGGAAACACTTTCTACGAAGACGGAACGAAGGTTAAGCAAGGCGACGTAATAACTCAAGCGCGTGCCGAGCAGTTAGCGAAAAACGTTGTAGACAAATTCGCCGTTTCCGTTCGTGCCTTGATAACGCAAACGCTTAACGAAAATCAATTTAGCGCTTGTGTTTCACTTGCGTACAACATCGGTGTTGGTGGGTTTAAAAAGTCGTCAGTTTTAAGAAAATTAAATGTGAACCCATTAGACGCAACTATTGCCGATTCATTTCGTTTATGGAACAAAGGCGGTGGTGTTGTGCTTAAAGGATTAGTAAATCGTAGAGAAGCAGAAATACAACTTTACTTCAAGTGATGAACACAGAAAACGAAATAGCTTTGATACACGAAGAATTGCAGGAGTTGAACAAGAAAATTGACCGCATCTATCACGTCTTAATAGGTGATGATGAAATGAAGATTGAAGGTCTTGTAAGCAAGGTTCAGAAACACGATAAGTACATTCAGAACCAAAGGTTGCAGGTCGCTCGTTTAGGTGGTATTGCAACCGCAGCTGGTGTCGTTGGTGGGTTAATCGTTCAACTCATTTTGAAAATGATATGAAGGACAAGTTGAAAACGTGGTTGAATGAATTAGTCACGAGTTCAACAAAGGTGAGTTCGAAACGAATTGTTGCTATATTTGTGACAATTAACTTAATCGTTTTGAGTTACATTGCAACATTCACATATTACATCTGTCCCATTGCGATGTTCGACACACTCGCTTTACTGACAGGCGGTTTGTTCGGCGGAACAGTAATTGAACGATTTACAAAACAAAAGAATGGCAGCACCGAAAACAGCAGCGAGGACAATAGCTGAAGAAGTATGTTCTAAATTCAAAGAAACACCTTCGCTAACTCTCGCGAAGAAGCTGTTCGCTGAATATCCAGAAGTATATAAAAATGCAGAACACGCTCGCGACTTGATTCGCATCGTGCGTGGTAAGCGTGGGGAAAGAATGAAAAAAGAAACGTTTGATAAATCGTTGTATGAAACGAAACCACGACCATTGAACCCATTTACACTTCCGAAGTCTTACGCGAAGAAACGTAAACACGTTGAATTGAAAGGGAACAAGTTTTTAATTCTGTCAGATATACACATTCCTTACCAAGACAACGAGGCTTTAAGCGTTGCAATTAATGAAGGTATTCGTCAAGGGTGCGACGCGGTTATTTTAAATGGTGACGCGTTAGATTGTCATATGATTAGCGACTTCGTCAAGGATCCACGCAAGAGAAAATTTAAGGATGAGTTGTACGCGATGCGTCAGTTTGTAGATACGTTACGCGGTCAATTTCCTTCAGCGCATATTTATTATAAGGAAGGAAACCACGAAGAAAGGTACTGGCGTTATATGCGAATTAAAGCACCCGAACTATTCGACATTGATGCGTTTGACTTTGCTTCATTGTGTCATTTAGATAAACACAATATCACTTGGATAGACGGAAAGAGCAAATTGAATATCGGTAAACTTTCAATCTTTCACGGGCACGAGTTCGGAAAGCAATTCCTTCCTTCGGTTAACGTTGCGCGTGGGTTGTTCTTGAAGACGAAAGTTTCTTCTTTGTGCGGACATCACCACCAAACAGCGGAACACAGCGAACGCGATGCGAACGGAAAGTTTATAACGTGCTTTGCGGTGGGTTGCCTTTCGGAACTATCTCCAGACTACAACCCGTACTCAAAATATAATCACGGTTTTTGCATTATAGACAAAGGAACAAACGGAGCTTTTAGTGTTAAAAATTACCGCATACACGAAGGGCAAATTTTATGAAGAAGAATATACTCGCAATTGCTTTGTTGCTCATTGGTACAACCACCATTTGGACGGTTGTTTGCTACCATTGGTTCGGTTGTACGGATAAAAAGAACGTACAAGAAAACGTACAAAAACAAGATAGCATCATAAACTACAACGCTGGCGAATACGACCGCTTACTTCAAGAACAAATTGAACTTTACAAACAACTTCGAACGTATGAAGACGCTCAATCTAAAGCCAAAACCACCTATCAAAGAACTCGTGATATTGTTATTGTTCGAGATACTATTAATAGGGTTGATGTTATCCGTTTGGTGAACAGTTGTGATAGCGTTATTGCCGCTGATTCGCTCGTGATTAACAACTTGAAGGAACAAATCAACATCGAAGAACAAAAGATTGACAACTTACAAGAGGTAGTTGAGGCTTATGAACAAAAGACCGATGTGTTACAGGACGAAATTAACAGTCTAAACGTTGAAAAGAAAAAGTTAGACAAACAAAAAAAGCGCAGAAACCGCGCTTTAGTCGTAACGTCGTCCGTCGCTATTTTGTCGACGTTTGTTCTGAGTGTTTTACTTTAGATTCGGGGACGTAAAACTTCATTGAGAACTGAATTGCTTCACTTAAAAAAGTATTGCGACTATTCTCACCGCGTTTCTCGTCTATCTCGTTCCAAAGGTCTTTGTGTAAGTACACACATATTCCTTTTTTAGTCTTGCTTTCTGGCATCTTCTTCAATTTTTAGTTTCTTCAAATAAAGGGCAAGGTCTAACGCTTCCTCGTATGCGTGTTGTAGCCATTGTGAGCGCGTTAAGTCGGTTCGGTCTAACGTTGTTCCGTACGTCTCAATTCCCTTCGCTTCACGCGCTTCTAATTCAGCGACAACTTGCGTGAGTAAATTACTTTTCTTCATTCGGCTTACTCATCATTGAACCTATCATAAGCGCGAGATATACTTTCTCTTTCGCGTTCATGTCTTTTCTTTGCGAAAGTTCCAGAAGAATGTCGCCTAATACTTTGCCTTGTTGGAAGTACGTCGCCATTGAGTTGACAATTTCGCGTTCGCGTTCCTGTGTCATTTTTAGTGACGTGTATAGTGGTGTTTGTTTCATTGTGCTAATATAGTTAATGTATGCTAACCTACAACGTATTGTCCATAACTCGGATTCAGTTCGAAGAACATTCGCATCATAATTGCGTCGGCAACGTCGGGACTAATTCCTTCTCGGTTCTTGATTACGTCCTTCGGTGTTACTTGCAACTTTCCTTCCACGTCAGCTCGGTGTCGTTTAATCATCTCCAGTTCTTTCACGATTTGTTCCTTGCGTCCATTGACAAGAATTGTTATCTTGTTTTCTTCGACGTATTGCGCGAGTTTGTAGTAACATTCGCTTTTCAAATTTTGGTATTGCGGTTGTTTTGGTTTTGATCCGTTGACAAACCCTCGACACTTAAGAAAATCAACCACTCCACCACCAACACCGTCTTCATCCGCAATAACATCTTGTAACAAAATTGAGTGTTCTTTTGTTACGAGGCGAATCTTGTTCACGACCTCATCTAACGACGCTCTGCTCATCTCGATTAAGTCAATAAGTGTTAACCCATTCCAAACGCAGATAATCGTTCTATCCTTTCCAAAACGCGCTATGTCGGCTGTGATATATTTCTTTCCTTCAATCAATTCATTGCGGAACATACGAAGCAAATTATCGGTTGAGAATAGTTTGTCGCTGTCGTCGTCGAACTCCCAATTGCCTTCTAAAAGTCTTTTGCGGTCGTATTCAGGAAGGCGTCTAAGAGATTCAATATAAGCAACCGGTAAGAATGGATTGTCCTGCGGTAACGCTTGCACGAAGGCGCGGTGTGAAGGTAGTTCGTTGCGGTTGTTCTTCATGTAGAACTCGTTGTAGAGCCAACCCTTCGAAGGATTGCACGACAAGAAACCTTTGGGAATAAGACCAAACTCGTTCAACTTAAAACGACAACGCGAATGCACGATGTTGACCGCCTTTTCGCTTACTTCGGATACCTCATCTATGAAGTAGTCTGTGAGCTCCATCGATCCAAGTTGGTCGAAGTTTGGATTTGACGGATAGCTAAACAAATCTTTTAGCACTATTTCACTTCCGTTGAAGAACTTAATTATGTTCGATTGACCGTTGTATGTGTAATGTTTGTCTGCAACTAAACCAAAGTCTTGCGCTGTTTCAAAGAAGGTGTTTAAGGTCGTCTTTTTTAAGGTGTCTAACTTTGCACGTCCAATTAAAGAACGTGTCCCTGCGTACTTCAAACGACGTTGTATCTGCCACATACAACCGAACTTCGTCTTTCCACCCCCTGCCGCGCCACCGTATAATAACTGTTCAACGATGCTGTCGGTGTTCAGGTAGTTCAACGCTTCAATCTGACGCGGCAGGTATGTCGGTTTATAAGGTGTCATTTAGTCGTTGTATTACCTTAAATATCTCATAAGCAACCTGTGGAACGATTGCATTTCCATAACCCTTTATTGATTCTGCTCTCCACTTTGAAAAGGTAATTCCGTCCAGTTCGGTGGAAAGCCCATCATCTCCGCCACAAATCGGGGATTGAGATGGGAACGTGTCCCAAAAGCCTCGTTTATTTGACTGCCTAAATCGTCTCCCTTCCAATTCTCGGTTTTCCAATGCATATTCTTGTCCGATGTTTTTGGTGTAAGCAGCAGCCCCATACTCAACATTCTCGGCAATGTCATTGAGTGCATTGATCCCTCTTTGACTTGGCTGCTCTTCATTGTTGCACTCGCATTCGTGCTGTCGAATACTGTTGGTGTTGGTAATAAATGCTGCATCTTCCTTCCTTGTATTACATCGTTCAAACTCGCTCCGTAACCCTCCGATGTTTTCCCCGGCTCTTGCGCTCTTGGAGTAGGCCACAAACCATATTCGGTCTCTTCGGTGTGGCGCACCGACGGAACAAGCTGGCAATAATATCGGTTGTACTTCGTACCCTTGACTTTCCAAGTCAACGCACACTTCTTCGAAGACCATTCCCCCATTCCAATTAGTAAGTCCACGAACGTTTTCGCCCACAACGTAGGTTGGTTTAACTTCTGAAATGACTCTGAGCATATGCGGCCAGAGGTGTCGCTCGTCCTCTTTCCCAAGTCGCTTTCCTGCGCTTGAGTAAGGTTGGCATGGAAACCCTCCTGTGAGTATGTCAATTGTTCCTCGGTGAATAGAGAAATCTGTCTTTGTGATATCTTCATAACTAATTGAATTTGGAAAATAATGACTTAAAACTTTGCGAGGGAAAGGCATCCATTCGCAGTGAAAGATGTTATCCCATCCCATCCATTCAGCGGCTAAATCGAAGCCACCGATTCCGCTAAACAACAATCCGTGATTCATTGCTTTGACAAATAAAGTTTGTAAAGTTCACGGAAGCCTTCGAACTGAATTGATTCTTTAAGTAGCTGACGCTTTCTATCACTCATTCGTTCAACCATTCCTTTGCTCAATTGCTGTTCGTTGAAGACTGTCTTTCGTGCCTTCGCTTTGCAGAGGTTGTATTCGTCGTCTGTGAATGTTTCAGCCGTTATACGCTTGCTTTCTTCGAGCCAACGCATCATTGACACACCACGCAATTCTAACGTTGTCATTTTTCCTTGTTTGAAGCTATCAATGTCTTCCTTTAACATTCGTCTCCAACTATCGTCATTCACCGCCATTTCGTTTTCTTTTATTAGTTCTGCTTTTTCCTCAATCGACTGCGCTATTTCACGCTGAATTTGTAGATTCGCTTTGTCCCTGTGTGGTTTGTAGTGAGTAAGCACGTCACCTATAAACGATACGCTTAACGCTCCAAAATGCTCACACTTTTTACTCAGTTCATTCGCTGCATTTAGTTCGAACGCAAGGTTGAAATGTTCAAATGTCACCCACCGAAAGTGTTTACCTATGAACTCGTGTAGCATTTGAAGTAATTGCGCTTCGGGTAACGCGATACCGTACATAGCGCAAACCTTCGAACATAACTTAACGAACGTAGGTAGGTCGTAGTCGGCTACAAATGCGCTTTCTCTTTCCGCAAGATCAACCCTTTGTGTAGTTGTGAGCGTCGTTGTAGATGCGTTGCGCAGCGTCTGAATCGAATTTTCCATTTTTGATTTTTGTGTTTTGGTTTGTTGTTGCGAATGTACTTAAATCCCACTTACGAACGGCAGCCTTCCAATCTTTCATCGCGTTCCTTCCCACCTTCCAACCATTCGCCTCGTAGTGAGCGTGGAATTTCTCCGTGAACTTAAGCGCGTCGTCGTTGCTTAATTTCTCGCAAGCGTATTCGTATATTTCGACAACGGTTGGTTTGACGAATGCAGCCTTCTTTTCTTTTGTTGGTACTGGAAGATTTGCCTGTGGAACGGATAAGCCAATAAGTAAGTCGTTTATCTTTTGTTCCTGTTCGTTTGCCTTTGCTTCGAGAATCTCGATTCTCTTCTTTAATTGTAGTATTAGCATCATTCTTCTTCTTTTATTATTCCTAAATAAGTTTCATTGTAATAATCAATTCCCAAACCTTCTTGATACATTCCGCAACTATAACCGTCAGTCCAAGCATCAAGTATTTCTTCCTTCTCCATTTGCTTGGCTTGTTCATAAACACTTTTAAACTTTTTAGTCATTTCAGATGCTTGAGCAACATAAAAAATATCTTTTATTTGCTCTTCCAACCATTCAACCGCTGTTTGTTTTTTCATAATTTCTCCTCTCTGATTTCTATTTTGAATAAGTCTTTTAGTATTTCAATTTCGTGGTCTTTGAAATTGGTTGTTCCGTTTTCGCGAAGGCAATAATTCGATTGTTCAATGCCTAATTTGTACGCGAGGTATTCCTGTTTATAACCATAGAACATACGGTAACATTTGATTGATTTGTGAAATGGTATCATTAGTCCCAACCCTCCCCTTTAAAATCGTCTGCGTCTTCTTCTTTCTGGCAGTCGTAACAAAGACCTATTTCGTCTTCAAACATTTCTTGAATGTCGCTGTCGTCGTATTCACGGAAGCGAATGTTTTCGTTTTTAATTTCTGCAATACGTTCTTCGATTTGTTCTGAATCGCAGTTTCTACAATAGTCTTTCATAGGTTTTTGATTTATTTGAGTTTAGCTTTTCTTTTTGCTTCAAGTTGTTTTTGATGCTCCAAGTGTTCGACAAACTTAGTGAAAAATTTAATAGGTTTAGCATAACCTATCGCGTTCATCAATTCGCATATTCTCTCAACAGTTGCAGCGTACGCTTTGTCACATTCAATTTGCCAAGTCGCTTGTTTGATTCCGTGCATAACCGTAGCGTGGTCTTTTCCGTAGTGCTTACCAATTGATTCGAAGGACTGAAAGTAACAAGGGCGAATCAAAAAGAAAATGATTTGTCGTGCTGTCACAATCTCGCGTCGTCTTGTTATTGTATAAAGCATTTGCGATTGAATACCTACAACGCTACACACAACGTCTTCTAATGCACTCCAGAATATCTCACGCTCGTTTTCCAATTCTTGCTGTTGTCTAATTTGTTCGCTGCTCAAACGTTCGTGTTTTGGTGTTAGCATCAACCAAAGCGTTTCGAAGCGTTCCATATGTGCAAATGGAATCATATCTACTATCTGCTGTCTTATCTGTTCGTTAGTCATTGTTTTAATTTTCAAAAATTTCTATTGGGTTGCTTGTGTTCTTGTCAACGATTAAGGCAATTACTTTTTGTTGTTCTCCTTCTATCGCAGCGTCGCCAGTTCCAAAATGAATGTGACCGCTTAATTTATCATTTTCAACTATGTAAATAACAACGTCGGTATTCGGTTCGTACTCGCTTAAAAATTCAATTAGTTCTTTTGCGTTCATTTTTTTGATTGTAAATTTTTAATATAATATCTTACGCATTTCAAAGTATATTTCTTTTGCGCGTCATAATCCAAAGAGTCAGACATACTCCAATATTTCTCAGTTCTTATTTTTCGCCAGTCGTCAAAAGTAAAGTTTAACGTTAGGTGAAATAATGCTTTATGAACTTTATATTTTGGGTCTTTCTTTATTTGCCTTTTCCATATTTTATCTATTCGCTCAAGTTCTTTTTCAGTCATTTTCTTCGTTTATTAAAATGGTTGGTGTAAATGTGCTGAATACTTCTTCGCGTGACAAACCTGTGTGAAGGCAAATGTTGTTGAAGTCTTTGATTCTCATTCTTTCTGGGTGTGCGACGTAAAGTCGTGCCGTTGGGTCGCTGATTCGAAGAACGTTCTTGAAGTTGTTCATTGTCTTAAAATTCATCTTGACAAGTCTTCCGAATGGTGTTGAATAGATTTGTTTGTTCATTTCTTTAATAATGGTTTAATCAACTGCTCTTTCTTCTTATTTACAACGTGGTTTGTTCCGCGTAGTTCTGGATTGTGTTCCTTAATCAATCGTGCAATTCGTGTGATGTTGTCAGCACTAACGTACTTTCCGCTTTCGTACATAGCGAAGAAGTTGCTTGTGATGTCTTTGCGTTCTTCGAACTGTTGTTCCCAAACTTTAACACAAAGTGCTTTGTTGTTGTTGCGGAGCGTCTTGTACTTTTTGAGTAGATTTTCAACGCGCTTTTCAAGTGATACTAATTTTTTCATTGTATGGTTTAATAGTCATTAAGTTAAAAAATAGGGGTTAATGTATGTTATAACCCCCATTATTCATTTAGAATGGCAATTCGTCTTCGTCTTCTTGCGTTGGCTTAACTAACCCGCTTTTTTCAAGCATTGCCTTCGCCTTGTTCATTTGGTCGGCTGCACGATCCAATCGCTTACTAAATTCAGCCGAAGAACTAACTTTGTTTTGAAGCCACTCTGGAAGCATACTAAAACGCAAGTCGAAGTCTTCGCTGTCGTAGTCTAAAAGAAACGCTGCGTTAACCTGTGGTGGGCAGGTCATTCCTTTTGCAAGTGGTGACGCTCCTTTCAAGTCTGCGTAAGTACGTCCTGTATTCGCTGTGCGGTGCATTACGCTCACCATTGCTTCCTTGCCTAACAAAGTACCAATGTCGAATTTGTTTGCTTCTGCGTCGCTCATAGCTTTTCCAAGCCACGATTGAACAAAGGCGCGTAAACCGCTTTTCTCGTGCATTGACAATGTGAAGTCGCGCCCAATAGAGAATGGTTGTTCACCTTTACCGAAGTCTGCGGTTTCCAATGGTAGTTCGAATACCAGACGCACTTTGTTAACGAGTTTTTCTTCACCTTGATAAGTGTCGACAATCGTTCCGATGTGAATGATTTGGTAGCATCTCGCTACGTGTGTACCTGCAGGGACTGTCTGTCCTCCACCTCCGTTGTTGTTTTGTTGTGCAATAATGCTCATTGTGTTGTTGTTTATTTGTTGTTGATTTATATAATTTTCAAATTTGTTTGCGAGTTTAGCTTCTTCGTTCTGCCAAAACCATTCGTTCTGCGACATTTGTTCTTCCTCGCTTATTCGCTTGTAATAACCCATTTAGATGCGGTCTTGAAAGATGCGATAATCGAACTCGAAAGTTATTCCGTCTTTCTTTAGTCGGACGTAGTGCAAATCGTAGTCGGGTTCGTCTTTGCGGAAGAAGCGACCAAGAACATCGAACTCAAAGACGTTTCCTTTTTCATCCGTGAACTGGCGTCCTTCGTTTTCGTGAAACCAACCGTTGTCGTGTTCAAAGTTCTGTGCGATTACTTTGATTTCTTCATTCAGACGCTCGATGTCGTCCATACTAAAGTGATAAGTGATTTTTGGATTGTACATTGATTTGATTTTTAGTGGTTGCAAATGTATTCAATTAATTGATCGTTCCAACGCGCTTCCGAAAGTTTTTGACATTTCTCGATGTTCGCGCTTATCTCGTTGTGCGTTAGGTTGTACGCTGACGCTGACGAAGAAACGCAAATAAAGTTAGATTTCTTGTGGGGGTGTTGGTAGTTCCTTCCAATGTGACCTATTAATTTTGACGAATACTCGCTCAAGTTCTGCAATTCGTTGGTCGCACAATTGATCCCGAGATAATGTCCCATTCTTTTTATCACCGTAATAATTTTGTGCGGTAACGATTCCGTCAATAAGAATTTGTACTTCTTCTTCAAAGAGAAAAATTGATTTGTAAAAATTGGCTCTTTCATTGTTCATTTTTATTTGGTTTGATAAGTTTCGTTATAGTATTGATCTCCTTGCTCTTTAAATCCATACTCTTTTCCTTCGTAATAAGCATTAATTATCTGCTCCTTTTCCATTTGTTTCGCTTGTTCAAAAATTTCCTTCTCAGTTTGGAAATTACTTTCTTTCATGCTTACTAAGGCACTTAACTCTGTTCTATAAAATTCAACCGCAGTTTGTTTGTTTTCCATAATTATCCTAATAACTTAACTATAACAGGACATAATAATGCTATTACCATAAATAAATAAACTATAAATGGATCTATTGGGTAACAAAATTGTTCTATTATCTTGTGAAAATTTGTAACAGTCTTTTTCATGTTTCATTTTGATTAGTTGGTTTTAGATTTCTTTACTGAGTAATACTTCTTCGCGTGGAATGGCTGACTTGATTTTGTCGTAAGCGCGTACCGCTTCGTCGTAGTCGTTGTACGACATATGAAACTCTCCGTTGACTACAATCTTGTAGTACATATCGGTCAGCGTTGTTTTTTGGATTAGTTCTACTTTCATTTTGTTTTCTTGTTTTGTGTTTAAAAAGTTATCGTTAACATTCTCAAGGTATTCAAAAAATTGATCGATGTTGTTGTTCATTTTGAATAGTGATTTGATTGTTGTTCTAATTGTCTTGTTTGTTCGTCAATCGTTCCTGCGATTAACATTCCTGCGAATAGCATCGCGATAAAGAGTAGTGTTTTTTTCATTTTATAATAGTTGTTTTGATTTGTACATATCCCATAGTTCAATATCCAGTCTTCTTGAATTAATATCGCTTTCACTTTGATAATAATAACTTTCATCTATTTTGTTAATACACTTGTAATGGTTGTCCGCAACTACATTCAAAAATTCAATGCTCTGGTCTTTTTGAAATTCTTCTGCGTATTCTTTGTATTCTTTCAATTTGCTTAACACTTCTTCGAAGGTTAGTTCGCCTTTGGTATATCTAACGAAACTGCTTTCAATCTCGTTAGATAACCATTCAACAGGCGACTTGCTATTCCATTGTTTATACATATTATTTAGCGCAAACTACTTCAGTAGCCCAACTGTAAAGAATCATTACTTTATTTTCATTCCATTCTTGTGCTGTGATTCCGTTTTGTTTTGCAACGTTTGCGCAATGCTTACGAAATTCAATTGAGTTGATTAACTCTTCTACTTTTGACATGATTGTTTGTGTGTTCATTTTGTTTATCTTTGGTGTTGTTGTTAATTGTTTGACAAATATATGCTAAACTTTTGAGATAGCAAGAAAAAAATAAACTTTTTTTGAAAATAATTTCTAACTGATTGAAAATGAATGTAAAAACTTTTAAGAAAACATACAAAAAAAGTAGTTCAAGACGTAAAACAACGCCTGAATCTGAATCGAACCAACAAGAAATTGTAATAAAATACCTTCGTTTAGCATACCCCGACGCTCTTTATTGCGCTTCTGCAGGTGGTATGCGAACAAGTTACCTTCAAGCAATCAAGATGAAGCGCACGGGTTACGTCAAAGGCTTTCCCGACCTCTTTATTTACGAACCACGCGGAGAGTTTCACGGTCTTGCAATAGAGATGAAGAAGGAAAAGGGTGGTACTGCATCACCAGAGCAGAAGCGTTGGCAGGAGCAATTGAGAAACAGGGGGTATTGTTCTTATATTTGTAAGGGTAGCGAAGATGCTATCAAAGTAATAGATGAATACTTCAACAGTTGACACTTGACCACTACATAGAAGGACATTACAAAAAGTTCAAAGAACTTGCGAAGAACATTTCGCGAGGTGAGGATTACTACGAAGACTTACTTCACGACTCTTTACTTTCTATGTTTGGTTCAAAGCATATCGAGAATCTAATTGATACAGGCGACTTTGAGTTCTATCTTATTCGCGTTATGTATTTGTCGGTTAACAGTCCAACGTCGCCATTCTACAAACAAACAATCGCGTGGAACAGAAACCGTCGCGACTTCAAAGACTATGCGCACGAAGTGGACAAGACGTGGTTAGGTCACCGAATGACAAACGAGCAACTGGACATTCTTATAAGTAGGTTGAGTGAATTTGAACGGTTAATCTTTCAAGAATATATTTTAGAAGACTTCACCTATCGTGCGCTATCGAAAGAAACAGGAATACCGATGCCTTTCTTATATCGGACAATAGATAGTATAAAACAAAAAATAAGAGCAAATGTTATTCGCAAAACACAATGAGTACAAAAGACGTTTGGATATATGCCGAACGTGCAAATTCTTCGAAGCATCAACGCAATCTTGCGGTACTTTAATAGTAGGCGACGAAGTCGAAACCGAAGTCCTATTCCGTCGCAAGTCGATAAAACTTTGCGGATGTGTAATGCCAGTCAAGGCAAAACTCGCCTTCGCATCTTGTCCTGCATCTAAATGGAACGGTGTTCTTTCACTTGAAGAACAAATCGAGTTCAAACGCTTTCTTCTTGACGCGCAAAAGAAGGGCAGGATTGATGCGATAGACCTCAGCAAGTTCTACACCTTCAAAGACAAGGCAACAGGCGCTTACAACGAGCGTTCTACTTGTGGCGCGTGTGTGAAGAAAGACATCAATACGTTTCTTGAATCAATGAAGGATGTTGAAATAGGTGAATAACTTATCGTTGTAACAATTGACATTCAAAGTATATTTGTTACAGCCAAGCATTGCGATACTACCCCCTTTTGTTTTTGCTTGGCGGCATAAGACAATTGGGGGTATATTTTTTATCGTCGGGAGTATTGAACGGCAGGGTAAAAGATGAATTAGGGCAACTGTGGGATTGTGTTAAAGCCCAATGGTATGACAAAGGAATAAGCCATACGACACACGGAGAGGCAATTCTTCGAAAGATAGATTCCAAACTCAAGGACATTGCTGTTCACTTGAGGACACGACAGCGAGAGACTCATTCGACGGAGTAATTATCGCAAAAGTGAGAGTCCAACATTTAGAGAAATCTATTTGAAGGATACTTCTATCTCTCACTTAGCTCCAGATCTAATCTCGGGAGTAATTAATATACTGAGTGTTTTTTGAATTTAAGAAGTAACAAGATGTTTAAAGTAGATTACATAGATTTCGTTATTAGTCAATATGGACACAATGCTTTTATGTTGAAATCAAAGGACGAAAGAAAGTTGAAAAACAAAATTGTGTACAAAGTGGAATATCAAAACCTTTCCAACGAAGAAACAATTGAATTTTACACCTTCGATAAAAACAAGATTGTAACAGGTGGCACAATTGACACATTAAACGCTAACTACAAATGATACTTATACCAGCTCAACTCGAAGCAGTAACAACACGAAAGGACAAAACGTTAAAGTTGACCTTTGGAACGAATGAGTTAACACCTAACCAGGCAAGTGAACTATTTACTATCGCTAATCAGTTCGGTTATCTCGCGTTCAAAGATGAATCATTTAAACGCGAAGAACTCGAAGTGGTTGAATCGTTAAAGAGTGAGTTAGAAGATACGTTAAAGAAGCCCTCACAACGTTTAAGGGGTGTTATGTTTAGATGCTTCGAGTTGGACAACGAAGGGTTCAACACATTCTCAAAATACTACGATTCAAAAATGGAACAAGTTATTAACCATTTCAAAGGAAAATTGACGTAGTTTTTATATTTACATATTATGAGTAAGGAAGAAAACAAACCACAAAACGCAACACTAAAAAAGACTGCTATGCTAAAGGCATTGGAATCTACTTTGGGTGTCGTAACGTCAGCGTGTGAGATTGTCGGAATAGATAGGACAACGCACTATCGTTGGTTGCAAGAAGACGAAGACTACAAAGCAAAGGTTGAATCGTTATCTGACCTTGCCGTTGACTTCGCAGAAAGTCAGTTGTTTGAATTGATTAAGGGAGCGCACCGCGAGGTGTCAACACCAGACGGTGAAGTAATCCGCATTCAAGACGCTCCAAACACAAGCGCGACAATCTTCTATTTGAAGACACGCGGAAAGAAACGAGGGTACGTTGAACGAACTGAATTAGCAGGTGTGAACGATGCGCCAATTCAAATAATAATCAATGACAAATTATAAACCTTAATTCGACAAAACACCGAATGAGTACCGCAACATTGACATTTGACCTTTCCGACGGCGACGATCGTTATGAGTTCAACCGAATGACAAAGGCGCGTGATATGGCTTTAATGCTTTGGGAACTCGAGATGAACGGTTACCGCAAGTTCACCAAGTACAACGAACGACAAGAGGGCGCATATCAAGAAGGGATTGAGGAGGTCTTTAAATACATTCGTGAACTACTTGACGAACATCAAATTAACGTTGAAGATTTAATCGTATAATGTGATTCTGTCGCAAGTATAGTAGACTTTTGCGACAAATAACGAACAACTAAACTTATAATAAGGAATGAGCGAAAACAAATTAAACTTTCTAAAATCACAAATATCTGCCTTCAACCCAACGTGGACGAAAGAGCAGGTCGAGATGGAAGCGATAAGAATTTACAACGAAGCAAACACTATCGACGACGACGAAGAAGGTTGTTTGTATTGTGGGTCATAAATAATAGTACCTACTACGCTACCCATAAGAACAGCGTCCCAGAGTAGGGCATTTATTGTACCTTCACTTCGAAAGAAGCGCCACGAAGAGTGCCTTGCATGCGGGCTAGACGTAACTGCAAGTAGCTGTGTTAGATACTTAGGGACTGCTACCACATAACACCAAGCTAAAGTCGGGTGTATTTTCAACAAAAATGTTTTTATTGTAGATATTAAACAACAAACAAATGAGCATCAAAGTAAGTATACCTGCCGACTACGCATCGATAAGCGTAAAGCAATACCTTGACTATCACGCAGCCAAAAACGACATAGACAAGTTGGTTAGCATTAGTAACCTACTGAAAGAACAAGCGGAGCAAATTCCCTTCCAACACTTGCCGACCCTACTCGGCGCTTTTCAAGACACACTTGCAAACGAATCAGCGAAGTTCTTTGAGACGATTACGATTAAGGATAAGGACTTTGGGTTTATTCCCGACCTATATTCTATCTCAATGGGTGAATACGCGGATATTTCAACGTGGGCAAGTGACGTTAACGCTAACATCGTGAAGATAATGGGAACGCTATACCGACCTATCGACAAGCGAGTAGGTTCGAAGTATACAATAGTTCCACACAGCAAAGCGAATCGTGAACTTGTTGAGGAGTACGTCGAGCAAATGACGCTCGAACAATTCAACGGTGCGATGCTTTTTTTTTCGACTTTACTAACCGAACTAAACAACACTTCGCTAGATTATTTGGAGAACGAGGTTCAGAAGTTGACGAAGGAGATGCAGGAATTGACGACCGAGAAGGACTAAACCAAGTGTTGGGTCGATACGGTTGGTATCATCTTTTTATGGAAGCGTGCGGTCGCGACATAACAAAGTTAGACGCAATTACGGAAAAAAGTGCGTGGGAGATATTTACTTATATGACTTACCTAATAGACTACAATTATGTCGAACGTACAAAGCTACAACGCGCTTATAGATAGATTCAAGGCATTCGCCTCTGGACACTTTATATTAAAGACCTTTTCACACGGACAGATAGATACAGCAGACTTAGAAAAGTTTACTGAATATCCATTTATGCACGTCGTGCCTTCCAACGTGACGTACGCAAAAGGAATGAAAACGTTTAGTTTTCAGATTGTCCTTGCGGATCTGCCGAGAGACAAAGACGACAAAGTAGAATTTCAACGCGAGGTACTTTCCGACCTTCAAAGAATCGCAGAAGATTTAATAGCTGAAATAACAAACCACCGCGTTTTGTTCGGTGACTTAATCACTGTTCAAAATGTAAGCCTTGAACCATTTCTTGAAGAATTTCACAACACGCTAACAGGTTGGACGATTAGTCTTGACTTGCTTGTGCCTTATTACTGGGACGCGTGTTCTATTCCTGCGGAGTGGAACGACTTCTTTGAAAGTGGAAGCGGTGGTACAGGTTCAATCTTAACGTTCATTGATTCAATAGTACGCGACGAAAACGGCAACGTTAGTCTTGTAAACGACGAAGCAGAACCTTCTCCTAACTATTACTACGGAACGGACGACGAAGGGGTACGCGGTTGGTATGCGCTTCCAGAGGGTGGCGGTCTGACGTGCGAAACAATAGGAACGTGTCAAACGATTATAGACATTGAATCAGCTATTGACGACCTTCAGACTGAAATACTTTTGAAGGCAAACACCGCAGATTTAGGCGCGGTTGCTTTCTCGAATGATTACAACGACTTAGACAACAAGCCAACTATTCCTTCATTAACAGGTTACGTTCCTTACACTGGAGCGACTACCGATGTAGACTTGGGAACGCACAATTTAACTGCGGATCATATTGCGTTAAACGTCAGTCCTTCGGGCGCAGGCTTTGTTGTTGGTGCTACACAATGGAACAACACAATAGGAAGCAGCGAAACACTTTTAAAAGGTGGTACTGTTTCTCTTAAGAATGGTGTTGACTTAGTAGCTCGCGTAGTGAACAAAGTAACTCCAAACACTACGCTAACGAAAGCAGCCTACCAAGCGGTTAGAGTTAGCGGAGCGCAAGGGCAAAGACTTGCTGTTGAATTAGCGCAAGCAAACAACGATAATAACTCAGCAGATACAATAGGCATAGTTTGCGAGACGATAGCGACGAATCAAGAAGGCTTCATTCAGACTGTTGGTCAACTTGAAAGCATTAATACAACGGGAAGTCTACAAGGTGAAACGTGGGCGGATGGAGATGTACTTTACCTTTCTCCAACTACGGCAGGAGCGCTTACTAACATTAAGCCAACAGGCGCGACAGGACACATCGTAGTTATCGGATACGTTGAATACGCTCACGCGAACAACGGAAAGATTTATGTGAAGATTATGAACGGTTGGGAGTTGGACGAATTGCACAACGTGTATATCAGTTCACCTGCTAACAACAACGTTTTAACTTACGAATCTTCTACTTCATTGTGGAAGAATAAAACGGTTGAAACGGCACTTGGGTACACACCATTAGCAGGAGTGCATTCCATTGTACCAATGGCGAGTGGAGATGTTACATTTAATGGAATAACTGCAAACATTGGAACTGCGGGACAAAGTGGAAATAGCATTCGATTAACACCCTACATTCCTGCTCAATCAATTACAACGAGTAATTTGTATATAAACGTTACAACTGCAACGGCAGGCTCATTATGCACTATTGTTGTTTATTCAGATTTAAACGGAGTTCCAAATAATAGACTATACGAAAGCGCAGATTTAGATTGTTCTACAACAGGTTTAAAAACTGCGACAACATCATTCAGTTTTGTTGCAGGAACTCGTTATTGGATAGGAATAAAAACAAACGCTACAATATCAACGAGAGCTGGTTTTACCACTGCATCATCACTACCCTTGAGCGCAAATGTATCATCAACATTTATCTCTTATCAAAAAACAATAACTTATAGTTCACCAGCACCTAATCCATTAGGAGCAGTAGCATTGAATGCAAGTGGTGGTACAATTGTTTACATAACTAAAGCTTAATAATATGACAGAGCCAAAGACAATAAGAAACGAGATATACGACGACAACGGTCTCGTGCGTGTAGAATTTATTGAAGTAGAGGAAAGCGAAGAAGCAAATGGCTAACGAACAGAGCGCACCCAACTTCTTTGCTGTCGTGAATGATATGGCTAAACGCTTTGTCGAATTGATGCAGTCCGACTATCGTATGAAGCGAAAGGTCGGCAAGAACTACACGAACGCTGTTGCAAGTGGAACGCTCGAGAAGTCGTTAGCTTACAGGTTGAAGATTAAGGGCAAAGAAATAAACGTCGCGGTTTACGCGAAAGGAAAGGCGGGCAAGTATTTTTTGTTTCGCGAGAATGGTGTAAATGGAACTCAAAAGTCGCAAGGCGCTCTGTACTCATTCAAACGCGGTAGCGGAAGTAAACCCGCGAAAGGTCAGATGTCGCCTATGCAACAAGCCATTTACGACTGGATGTCGATAAAGGGCATAAGACTACGCGACAAGTCAAGTGGTAAGTTCAAGAAGTCAAGCGAAGAACTAAAACAACAGGTTGCAAAACTCATTATGTTCAAGGTACGACGCGACGGAATCAAAGGGTGGAAAGCGTTCGACTACGCAATGGAGAATATTTGGGATGAATACGAAGCAAAGGTAGTTGAAGCATACGGAAAAGACTTCACCGCAGTTATAGAAAACCAACTAAAAGACATTTAACAATATGGCAATTACAATAAACGATTCACCATACAGATACACACCGATAGGTCAACGGTTGATGATCGTTGCATCTTCAACGAACGTGGCTAACACAGGCTTTCGCTTCGTGTTTGACTTCACAGCGTTTCAAGTAAACGTACAAGCAAACGCAAGTAACAAAGGGATTTTAGACCTTGCGCCTATCTTTCGAGAGCAAATGCAACACAAGCTGAAAGCAGATTTAAACGGTATAGACGTGGAAGCTCTCAGTACCATTGATTGCACCGTGCGCGAGGGGTGGCTCGTTGACGGAGTGTTTACCATTAGCGGTAGTGGTGCGGTTATTTTAGACAGGATATACGCGTTTATGGCTGAATATCAAGTGAGCGACGGATACAAGCCAAACGTAAATACACGTTATGCGTTAGACGGAATCACGAAGTACGCAATGAGCGAAAGAACGAAGGACACGCACAAGTGGATTGAAGCACCTTCACGCGGTCTGTCTAACGAATACGTTTACATACCAACGCGAATGGCTGATTGGGGTATTCTTTACGCTCCTTCTGCCTCAGATGAATTGCTTGTTGACAACAACTTTGACATTGCAGTTGTTTCAACGTATAATAACAGCAACACATTGATTGACACAAACAAATTTGATTTGGACAATTCAAATAATGCAGTTAATGCAATTGGTATTTTTTACGCTAACTTAGAAGCGTGGGGTGGTGTTGATTTAACAGGAGCAAAATATTACACAGTTCAATTTGGAAAAGAAACAGCGTTTCCCGTTTACACACCTTCTTCACGCGTATATTGTTTTTACCTTGTCGATGACGATTGTCGCTTTGACAATGTGCGTTTGGGTTGGTCGAACACTTGCGGTGGTGTGGATTACTTCAACTTCACGAAGAAAAGCGAATTGTCGTACAACTACGATCGTAAGCAATACCAAAAAGTGGTAGGTACTTACAACGCAGAAATTTTTTCTTTCGGAACAGATGAAAGAGGTGTAACCGACCGCTATGTGACAACGACGAAAGGACTGCAAATAAATAGCGATTGGATAAGCGTTGGAGAGTTCAACCTATTGCAAACGCTTTGTCGTTCTAACGACGTGTACATAATCAACGACGACGGAACACAAACACCCGTTCTTGTCGATACTCAGAATTTTGTTATTAAGGACGAACGCTATTCGAAATTATACAACGTTACTTTGAATCTTAAATACTCTCAACCTGTCGGCTTATGATGAACGAAGTAATTTTAACGCTGACCGACTTTGACGGCAACGCGGCGACAATCGACTTGTATGAGAACGAGAAGATGCACCTCAACTACAAGTTCACCGACCTTACCGACTTTAGTTCGGTAGGTAACTACTCGCGTGAATTTCGTATTCCTGCAAGTAAGACGAATGTCGACTTCTTCGGTGCTATCTTCAACGTTAATTTCGACGGTTGGTTTGACTTTCGCAAGAAGGTTGAAGCGACGTTGACGGTTAACACGATACCTATCGCAAGTGGTCACGTTCAAGTAAAAAAACTTTATTGGCAGTCTGGTAAGTTGTTCGAATTTGAAGTGGTCTTCTTTGGTGAAGTACCGAACCTTGCAAGATTATTAAATGAAAAGAAACTACGCGATATTGAATCGATTGTCAACGGCGACCTTGACTACGACTTGTTACACGCTAACGTTGAGACACCACCTAACGAACACACAATTCTCACGCTTTGCGATAAGTGGAATTTGACAACGTACAACACGGAAGGACAACCGATTTATTCACCTTCAGATACTTCGTTCGACAACTACAAACCGCTTTATGTTGGACACTTGACACCTGCTGTTAAGGCACAATACTTATTTGACAACATTCTTGCTGATGCAGGAATACAATACGTTAGCGATAACCTGGCGAATTGTTTAGACAACGTTTATATTCCTTTTGTGAATGGGCAGTATTTGAATAGCGCGTTAGGATTGAATGATATTGCAAGTAAATTAGCTTACGCAACAAATCAAACTTTTACATTTACACCAACAAATAACATAAAGAATTTTTACTCTCCATTAACTGAATATATTGATTCGGGCAACGATTGGAGTAGTGGAATTTATACAGCTCCTTTTAGCGGACAATTTACTTTTAAAGTTTGGGCAAATGCAACCGCAACTTCTTCTGGAAGTAATTATGTTACTGAATTAGCGGGTAACATTTACTTTTTTGTAAATGACATTCTTGTTGAAGAATCTTTTTTTGATTTTACTGATAATACAAATTTGTATTCACACACATTCAATTTAGATAGAACAATAACAACAAATCTAACGGAAGGTGATACTTTAAAAATAAAATTCAATTGTGGTGATGCACTTGGTGTAAGTACATTTAACATAACTTTTGTAGGCAACGGAGCGAATTATTCAGGAACAGGTGTTGAACTTGTAAGCGTTGGAACTGCTCTAATTAACGATACCGTTCTTATGGAATGGAACGCTCCAGATATGAAGCAAATTGACTTTATCACGTCAATTCAAAAGATGTTTAACCTTGCCTTTGTTCCCGACAGAACACTTCCAAACACACTACGAATTGAACCACTTGTGGAATATATCGGAAGCGGAAACACTTTGGATTGGACTTCGAAACTTGACTTGTCGAAAGACATTACATACTACCCGACGGTTGATATGCAGAAGGCGAAGTTTACGTTTACATACACCGAAGACGGAGACTATTTCAATTCGATATACAAAGACAACGGACGCATCTACGGAAGGTACGAAATAACGGAGAACGACTTCGAAGTGATTAACGAGTTCGCAACAGGCGAAGAAAAAGTAGAACTTGCTTTTGCATCTACACCTTCAGCACCTGTTGAGAATACAGACGTTGTTGTTCCTCGTTTCATCAATTCAGAAGGACAATTCGTACAACCAAAACCGCGCATACTTTACTACTTCGCAGACTTCTTAGTTAATATGTACGATGAGGTTTCAGATAGCGTAATTGTTACAGCGGTAAAGTGTTTGAACAACTACTCGACAATGAACGCAACGGTGTCAGATAAGGACTTAAACTTTGCTCCCGAAATACCACCGCACACAATCATTGCTAACCCATACGAAAACTTATACAATCGCTGGTGGAGAAACTACTATCGTGAATTATACGACGGACAAGCGCGAATCTTAGAGGGAATGTTCGCACTTACTTTGAACGACATATTTACCTTCCAATTCAGCGACAAGATTTGGATAATAGATTCGTGGTGGCGCATTCTCGACATTGAAGGCTACGTTGTGGGTGAGCAAGAAATGACTAAAGTAAAACTTATTCGACTTCTTGACATAGACAACGACTGCGATATTGTGCCTGTTTCGGCTAACCTAAACCAAACGCTTAATTGGGAAACTAGCGAGGGAGATCCTGCAACTATAACAGA